CTTCTCTAACGTTTCGCTCGAGCAAGGTATATTAACTGACATAACATACACCTACCAAAACAATGTGTATGAGCAATATATTATTCCACAGGCAAATGTAAACACTAAATCAATTAGGGTAACAGTTACAGATTCAGCCGTCACTTCTGCATCTAAAGTTTATACATTGAATAGTAACATTGTAAACTTGACTGGTGCAAGTGAAGTGTTCTTCTTAGAGGAAGGACGAGATGGTTTTTATGAAATCAAATTCGGTGATAACATTATCGGTAAGAGACCTGGAAATGGTAACAGCGTTAAGATTGAATACTCTACAATACCATCTGGTGACAGTGTAGATGGTGCCACGGTATTCACCATGACAGATTCATTGAATGGTAACACTGATGAAACTGTAACCCTTGTTGCTAAAGCTAGTGGTGGTGCACAAAGAGAGACTAAAGAGGCGATCAAGTTTAACGCTCCTCTTGCTTATGTATCCCAAAACCGTGCAGTAACACCTGATGATTATAAGACAATTCTTAAGAATGAGTTTGCTGATATCCAGGCCGTTGCAGTATGGGGTGGTGAAGATCACGATGTGCCAGACTATGGCAAGGTGTATATTAGTATTAAACCTTTATCGGCTGAAGTACTTACTGCTACACAGAAAGAAACAATTAAAACCAATATTCTTAAGCCTAAAAACGTTGTATCTATTACACCAGTTCTTATTGACCCTGAATACACTTACATCGATTTAGAGGTGTTCTTTAAGTATAACCCTAACCTTGCTACAGTAACAGCAAGTGGTTTGGTTGCTTCAGTGAGGAATACGATTGTGGCATATGATACAGCATCACTAAAAACATTTGGTGGAGTATTTAGAGCAAGTAACGTTACCAAAAATATAGATGATACGAACATCGCTATCCTATCTAACATCACTCGTGTTAAAATGACTAAGAAGATTGTGCCGAAACTTGGCATAGATACTAAATACGAACTTAAGTTTAACCAAGCATTAACCGATTTGGATGCCACCACAAAAACCACCGGCTCTTATGTAACATCAACAGTGTTTACATATAGTGGTGTGCAATGTGTATTGAAAGACTTCTATGATGCTTCAAGTGATACACGAATTGTTCAAATCGTTGATACCACTGGATTGGTATACAACACGAATGTTGGTAGTGTCAATGAGGAAACCGGAACGGTTATGTTAGATAGCTTTAATCCTACTGCATTACCTACTGGATTATCTACAATTAACGTTACGGTTAAACCTGCATCTACTGACGTAGCACCTAAGAGAAACGTGCTATTAACTATCAATACTTCAACAGCCCAAATAACTGGTGAGGTGGACACTATGGCAACTGGCGGCACAACTGCTGGTATCGAATATACAACGGTGAGCAGCTAATGTCAGCAACTTTAGGTAAGTACAATATATCGTCATACGTTAATGACTTAATACCGGAACACGTAGCTTCTACGTATCCGGATCTTGTTGAGTTCATTAAGGTATATGCTCTTTATTTAGAACGATCAAACAACTCTGGGTTCTATTTAAACTCACTTGATATCCAAAGAGATATTGATCATGTAGAAGAGAGTTTACTTACCGAACTGCAGAATGAAATTGGTATCGCTGTACCAAGAGATTTTGCCACCGACCCAAGAAACTTCTATAAGCATCTCATTGAGTTTTATAGAAGTAGGGGAACACCTGAATCTATTACATCATTCTTTAGAATGATCTATGATGATGAGGTTGAAACATACTTTCCATATACGGATCTATTAAATCCATCGGATGGTGACTGGACAGATCAATCAGCTGATATTATAGCGAACCAGGGAAACTATACACCTTGGAACATAATTACAATAGCCCCAGTCGCTGCCGGTTCTTTTGTTGTAGGACTTAAATATAAAATAACAGTATTAACTGGTACCTCTCAAGCGAGATGGAACCTGGCAGCAGGAACAAGTGGTGTTACCTATGTGGTAGGTGATACATTTACTGCGGCAACCACCGGATTAGGAACAGGTACAGCAACATCTAACTTAGTTGCTGGTTTAAGCGATGAGTTAGTTGATGTATTCTTTGACGACGATATCGTCTTTGTCAATGATGTATATCAGACTCCAGGCACAGATTATGTTGAAACAGTATATTCAGACACAACGACAAAGTATAAGTTGAACTTCACTATTGCATTAACAGATGATGATGTTGTTAAAACATATCCTGCTGGATTGTTCACTACAGCGAATGGTTTCTTGTCAGATAAGAAGTACATACAAGACTCACACTATTGGCAAAAGTTTTCATACGTTCTTAAGACCGGATCAAACGTATCTAAATGGAAGAATGCATTCACAAGATTAGTTCACCCTGCAGGATTTATATTCTTTGGTGAGATCTTAATCTTTATCAAGTTGCTAACTTCACGCAACACCACAGCCCAACCTGGTTGGTTGATTCCTGCTGGATTATTTAATATAAACCTCCCACCAGCACAGATTGGACCAGTTACATTCAATGATATTGGAAGTTACGTAGAAAAGACTTGGACAATGTTGCCAACTGGATCAGGTGCAGACATCGGTGGTAAGTGGGATGTTGGCATGTGGGATCACTGGGAGAATAATAAGTTCAATTGGTGGGGCGGTAACGGCGCATTAGGTCATTATACTATTCAAGATGGTATAAATAACAACATAGGAATACAATTAGGTACGGCCGTGGTCGTAACATCATAATAACGGAGACAATATGTCAGCAATTATAACCAGTAAATTTAGATTAGATACTACGAACAAATTCGTAACTAGTCTTGCAGAAAACCAATTTTATATGGCGTTGGGAAGACCAAATGCCTGGGCAGATGACACTACTCCAGATGTTCCATATGAAAATGATGATACCAATAATACTTTATGGCAAAATATGTTTGCTATGAAGAAAATCGACCCTACAGATATCGTGCACAGTTCAACAAGACACCTATGGGTATCTGGTACAACTTACGCAGAGTATGACGATCGCGATACAAACCTTGAAAGTAAAAAGTATTTTGTTATTACGGATAATAACAACGTGTATATGTGTCTTAAAGCTGGTGGCGGAACAAGTTCAGTTAACCCAGACATTATAGGAGTGCAAACTGCTGGTGTACACGCAACTGGTGCTGATGGTTACATATGGAAATATATGTTCACCGTTCCTACGGCCGATGTATCAAAATTCTTAACATCATCTTTCATGCCAGTTAGACGAATAAAAGTGGTCCCTATTGCAGGTTCTGACACAGCTCTAACAAACCAATGGAGTGTACAGACCAACGCAGTTGATGGTGCTATCTACAACATGAAGGTCACAACTGCTGGGGTAGGTTATACATCTGTTCCAACATTGACTGTTGTTGGTGACGGCCATATTACTGCTACAGCTACAGCGGTACTTTCAGGTGGCTCCAGTGGTGTTATCACGGGTGTTAATATGGTTGCGGTTGGTGCAGGTTATACTCATGCCACTATAAATATAAGCACAAGCGGATCATCTACACCCGGCGCAATAAGACCAGTTATTGGTCCTCAAGGCGGGTTTGGTTATGATGCTACTAACGATCTTCGATCTCACTATGTGACTATCAACAAAGCATTTACGGGTGATGAGTCAGCTACCATCCCTGATTCGAATGACTTTAGACAGATCTCACTTATTAAGAATCCGATTGAGTTGGCTAACCAAACAATTAATCACGGATCATTTGTTGTAGGCAACTTCTACAAAGTGTTAACATTAGGTAATACCACATCACCTAATAATGTTGCCGCTGGTATGAAAACTGAAAGTATTGGTGAAATATTTAAAGCTCTTACGGTAGGAACTGGTGGTACTGGTATGGGTACTGCTGCTCAGGTTGCAGAAGCTAACGCATATAATACATGTAAAAGTCTTACGGTTACAACGGGCAATACATTCCCCGTAGATCAGTTGATAGAAGGTACTATAACAGGTGCTAAGGCTTATGTCGTAGAATACCTATCAACCCCAGGTACTTTATACTATATGCAAAATGAAACCACAGGATTTACTCCATTCACCGCGTCTGACTTTATTCGTGAGAGTGGCACTTCTATCTCAGGTGAAGATTGCACTGCGGTCGTAGCTCCTCTAATTAATCATGATTCAGGTGATATCATGTTCATTGAGAATAAAACAGCAACAACCAGAAACACCGACCAAGTTGAAACAGTAAGATTAGTAATCGCATTTTAATAGGAAACAAGCATGGCAATTTCATTTAACGTAGAACCATATTGGGATGACTTCGAAACCGCTGGAGCGGATGGACTAAGCCCTAAAGAAAAATACCAACGTGTATTATTTAGACCCGGTAAGGCTGTACAAGCACGAGAGTTAACACAGCTACAAACCATCTTGCAAAACCAGGTGTCCGCATTAGGAGATCACACATTTAAAGATGGTTCGGTTGTTGTTCCTGGTGCAGTACACTTACATAATAAAATTGACTATGTAAAATTGTCTGCTGCTTTAACCGGCGTTGCTAATTCAACGGTCGCAGAATTGGTTGGTACTGAATTTAGTGATGGTACTAACACCGCAAAGGTTGTTCACGCAGCCTTAGCCACTGGTGCTGATGATATTACATTGTGGGTACAATATACCTCTGGTACAGTATTTGCAAATAGTGCTTCGCTAACAGCAACTGGTAAGACAGCCACGGTATCTAGTGCTTCTGCCACCGGCTTTGGTTCGATCGTATCTATTGAAGATGGTATTTACTATATCAAGAAACATATGGTTGTAGCAAAAGCTAAGACCATTGTGTTATCAAAATACACATTTAACGTATCATTTGATATTGGTTTGCTTGTTACTGAAAAGCTGGTTAGTTCTGCTAGTGATTCGTCATTAGTTGATAATGCGACCGGTACTCCTAACGAATCAGCTCCTGGGGCACATCGTTATTCTATTACTGCAGCATTATCCAGCCAAGCGGTTAATGCCACAACAGGTAACTTTGTTCTTATTGCTCGATTAGAAGATGGATACATTACAAAGAATGCTCGTACCGCAGACTACAATCATCTTGCTGATGAGTTGGCACGTAGAACATTCGATGAATCGGGTAACTACTATGTTAACCCATTCAAAGCATTGGTTAAAGATCATGTGGCAGCAAGCCCTGATGCAACTAAGTTGACTATCGCAATTGAACCTTCTAAAGCTTATGTGCGCGGATATGAGATAGAGACTTTAGGTACTACTAATGTTGAATTTGATAAAGCAAGAGTTACAGAGAGAGTTACAGATAAGGTTGTAGAGATAACTCATAACAACTATATTGAAGTTACTAGTTTGGTTGGTGTACCTGATATTACTACGTTCGGTAAGATTTCTATTGAGAATTCCAGTGGTACTGAAATCGGTACATGTCGTGCACGTTCTATTGAGCGTGTGAGTGGTAACGGTGCAACAACAGCTTCACGTTATAGAGTTCATATCTTTGATTATATCGATACCACTGCTGGTAAAACTGGTATGACCACCGCTAGACAATTAGATGACAAAGAAGGTACTGCCGCAGGTGTTAATTTTGCTGCAACGATTGCAGACTCCGGTGCTGCAACTGCATATAACATTGGTCCTGATTCATTAGTATATCAATTGCCATACACAAGAATTAAAACACTTAACACTGAAGTTGATGACACAGCAACACCTGATTATAACTATCGATACGAAACAAACCGTATTGTTGGTTCAGCGCAAGTATCAAGTGGCCTTACTGCAACATTTACTGCAGCTGCATCTGGTGAGCAATTTGGTTCTAGGTCATTGAATTCAAATTGGATCCTAATAAATGACACTGATTCAACTACTGGCGGTGAAGAAATATTGACGGCCAACATTACCATCGATAATGCTGCAAATCCTCCAAGTGTTGTGATATCTAATATATCAGCAACGGCTGATCAAGACAATGTAAGATTGATTGCCCCTATTATTAAAACATCAACTCACAAA